CGTTGGTCAGCGTCTTGCCGTCGAGCGTCGTCGGGATGTCCGCATTGACCAGAGCGCGGAAGGTCGGGATCGCATCAGGCCCAGACACCGGGCCCGCGCGCACCGTGTTGGCCGGGCGCGGGATGTCCACGTCGATGCTGGCCCAGATGTACTCAGCCTGCCCCGCAGACACGAGCACCTGCCCGTAGACGCCCGCAGGCCCGATGTAGAGGCCGTCGGCGCCAGACCAGACAATGCCACCCTCGTCGGCAACAAGGCTGCGCGCGGTGCCGCCCTGATCAAGCGGCAGGATGCCGTTGATCTGCGCCTGATCGGACAGGTCGACCGCAGGGTGCTGGTGGTCAGCCCGGGCCATCTCGGTCGACACACCCGCCGTGCCCGCGTTGTCGCCCACAAGCGGCGTGGCGTTGCTCAGATCCGCGTTCAGCGTCACGTCGGTGTTGAGAGCGCCCCCGCCGTTCAAGCCCGTCCCAGCGATCACCTGCCGCGTGTCAGGCACATAGCCCGTGATCGTCGCCGGGATCGTCGTGGCGGCCACCACGCGGCCCGTGGCGTCGACGGTGAAGACCGGGATGTCGGTCGAGGTGCCGTAGACACCGGGCGTCACGCCCGAAGACGCGAGCTCTGTGGACCCCACCCCGCCCGGGGCGATCGACAGCGTCACGTTGGACGACAGCTGCCCGCCGCCCGCCATGCCCGTTCCCGCGATCACCTGCCGCGTGATGGGCACGCCTGCCACACTCAGAAGATCGCCCACCCTGATCCGGTAGTTGTTCCCCTGATAGATGATCATCATCTGCGAGTTCTCGTCGGCCACCGGCGCGACGGGGAGCTGCGAGATGCGGGTCGGGATCAGGTTGCTGGGGACGTCGGTCATTCGTCAGAACTCCAAGTACCCGTCGCCGTCTTCGGTGATGAAGAACTCGTCTCCCTGCTCTTGGATCAAGCCAGCGGGGCGTGTGTTGATCGGCGTGTCCGGTCGAACGAAGGGTAGCACAATCTGATCGGGCGCGCGAGGCGCAAGGCGATACGGGTCGTACTCGTCTCGATCCTCGCGGCACACCATCAGGCCCGGGTAGTTCGGATCCGGCGCCAGCTCCGACAGGAACATCTTCCTAGAGCACCGACCGCAGATGCCGATGCCATAGGTCGGTTGGCCGGTCGGGTCGAGATAGATGCTCATGCGGTGTACGCCCTAATCCCGGGGTTGATCTGGGTGGGCGAACCGTCGTTGTCGCCGTCCCACGCACGCTGCATGCTGAAGGCGGCCTTCTGCTCAAGGATGGGGATCAGCGCAGGCTCGACCTGCGGCGTCTCCGCGCCGATCCGAGCGGCCAGCGTGTTGATGATCGCCTCAAGCCACCGCGCCGGGATCTCGACATCCTGCTGCAGGTTCTCGGTCGTCATGATCGCGCGATGGCGCCACAGGATCAGCTGCGCCTGCTCGGCCGCAGAGAACGGCGCCGGCCACAGCCTGACGATCGGCTGCGGCAGGTCACGCTGGAAGTAGTAGTTGCTCGGCCGCCCCGGGAACTGCAAGTTCGACTGGTTGACGTACGAGTCGCGGTTAAGCTGCCCCAGCGGGATCTGCTGCGGCAGGTTGCCCAGCGTGATCGCCGAATAGCTCAACGTGCCGCTCGTGGCCACGATGCGGAAGTAGGCGTAGGCCAGCGCGCCGCTGATGTCGGTCCATGTGATCTCGCCGGCCGAGGCCGTGACACTCGACGTGCCCACCGTCGTCCACGAAGACCCGTCCGTGCTGACCTGAAACGACACCGGCACCGCAGCCGCAGACCACTTGATGCCCACCGTGTTCACCACCGTCGCCGAGGTGAAGTCGACCCTGTAGATCGTCGAAGTAGTCGTCGTGGCGCCACTCAGAAGCTGCAGGACGCGGTAGTTGAGGTTCAGCACGTCGACGGTGCCGATCGGCAGCTCGACCACAGGCTGGTTCTCGTACATGGGCAGGATGAGCTGCTCGATGCACCAGCTTGGCGTCTTGACGCTGGCCAGCTCGGCCAGCGACGTGTTCAAGGTGTCGATGGCGTAGTCCTGCATCTCGGCGGTGATCGCCTGCGCAGGCAGCCGACAACGCCTGAAGGCGTGATCGATCACCTTCAGGGCGTTGAACGTCGTGTTGCCGATGATGCCCGAGTACGCCATTCTCACTCCGAATCCGGTCAGAGATGGCAGCTGCTGCAGCTAGCCCGCTGTGCTCGGCGAATTATGACCGAAGCCCGCCCCAGAAGAAAGTCATTTCTTCTTCATGTCGCGCGCTTCGGACAGGGCGATGGCCACGGCCTGCTTGCGATTGCGCACCTTGGGCCCTTCTTTCGACCCAGAGTGCAGTTCGCCTGCCTTGTACTCACCCATGACCTTGCCGACCTTCGCCTCTTGCTTCGGCGTCATGCCGCCCTTCTTCATCATCGTCTTCGGACCCGGCAGATCAGGCGCCGTGTGCATCTTGGTCTCGCCCGGGTTCTTGTTGCCCTCGACGCCGAGCTTGCCGCGGTTCTTGATCATGCCGCCCGACATCATCGGGATCAGCGGCTCGCGGCGGGCGGCGGGATAGGCCTTGCGAGCAGGCTTGTCCATGCGCGCCACCTTGGCCTCGTCGACACGCATCTCCTTGCGCACGCGCGACATCTCTTCGCCCGCGTCCTTGCGCTCGCTGCGCGTTTCCCGCTTGATGCGCGACATCTCCTCGCGCTCGTTGCGGATGGCGTCCTTGGCCTTGGCAGCCCCGCCGCGTGCATACCCCTTCACCATCGTCTTGCCCGACGAGGCGCTGAAGCCGCCAGCGGACGGGAACTCGAACTCTTTGACGTACTTGAACGACTCGCTCATGGCTGCCTCCGCTGGGCCAACAGATCAATCTTGTTCTCAAGGCGCTTGAATCCATCGTCGAAGTGATCCCGAATTTTCTCAAGGTCGGCTCTGACCTCGGCACGGGTGATGTGATCGCGCGCCACCTCTTCGCGAGTGCGGTTGAGCAGGATGCTCAGACGCTGGATCTCGTCGAACTTACCCTTCAACATGAAGCCCATCATCGCGACGATGAACGAAAGCACCATGTTCCACAGCATCATTTCCATTCAGGCACTCCATCAGGCTGTCGACTGCTGCGTGATGGTGAGCCTGATCGTCCCGTCGCCGCTGTTGATCAGGTAGCGAACCGCGCGCATCAGCGTGGTCGTGAAGTGCGTCTGGCTCGTCGACGCGCCGGTAAAGGCGCCCCCCGAAGCCGGGTGCGCCACGGCCTGATGAACGAAGCTGTGGTCGAACGGATCCTCGTTCGTGTACTGGATCGAGTAGTTGATCGTCCCAGACACCGTCGCCGAGATCGTCGTCACTTGGTTGGGCACATAGATGTCCAGCGGAATCCACTGGCTGTACCCAGCCTGATCGACGCCTGCCTCGACGTCGCCGTCCGTTGCCCCGTCCGAGTAGATCGACGTGACCGAGGCGAAGGTCTTGGTGCTGGTGGCAGCACCCGCGTTCGCACCGGCCAGCAGCTCGGTCTGGGTCTCTCCGTTCGGCCCCACGCCCACGATCGTGAACGTCAGGCCGCTGTCGTCGCCCACGCTCGTGATCGTCACGAAGCGCGGCGGCGTGATGGTGCTCTCGACAAGGGTCAGGAAGCCTGCGGCGGCCAGTGTGTCGGCCGTCGCAAGATAGTCCGCGTCACCCGTCGGGAAGCTGGTCGTTACGATTTGTATCGGGCGCATCGGGGCTCTCCGGTTGCGGTTTGTCCAGCTGCTCTAGGAGCAAATCGATCACTCCTATCGCTCCGTCAGCCTGATGCACCATGTCGACATGGGCCTGCCGCTTGGCGACGGCCTGCTGTCTCAGGTGCATCAGGGTCTGCCTGTCAAGGAGCATCAGGTCGGCTCGGCAGCATAGAACGGGAGCCAGTAGTCAGTGCCCGCGATCCGGCAGCGCAGAGCGCCGGCAGCGGTGCCCAGCGTCGTGCCCGTCTTCCACATCTTGCCCGCGCCAGCAGTCACGCCCACGAGGTTGATGAAGCGGCCGTTGGTGTCCATCGTAGCCACCGCGGCGCCCTGCATCGACGCATGGATGAAGCTGGTGAGCGTGCCGGTCGACGCGCCCGTGGGCAGGTTGAGCTCAAGCTCGAGCGGGGCGTAGGTGCCAGCCGACGTGCCCGCCGACAGCGTCATCTCGGCCACGAAAGCCGAGCCGAGGCCGGTCGTGCGGCCCGAGGCGCCATAGGTCACCTCGGCCTTGAGCGCGTTCGAGAACGAGCCCAACGCCACGTTGGTGGTCATGTCGAACTTGGCGCGACCGCCGTCGGCACCAGCACCCGACATCGTCGTCGACACCACCAGCGGCTGGTAAGTGCCCGACGTCGCCGTGTTCGTCGTGGTGATCGTGTTGCCGCCCGTGGTGATCGTGAGCGAGCCGAGCTGCGTGCCCTCAAAGCCGTTCAGCGATTTCACGGGACCGGAGAAGGTTGTGCGTGCCATCGAAGTGTCCTCATGCACAAGTAGCTCGTCAGTCTGTGCATCGTCCGCTGGGCCGGTCTGACGAGCTGGGGGTTATCCCAGATGGCGCACCCTAACATGATCTCATGCTCGTTTCCATACCCATCGCTTCTTGCCGCAGTCGAAGAGACGGCGCGCCCCAAGCAGATAGGTCATCTGCCGCTCGCTGCGCGTGTCTCTTGCTGGGTCGAAGATTTCTGTCGCACCGATGTCGCGAATGCGCGCGGGGATGTTCCTCCTCTGCCAAGATGGTTTCGGTAACAGCCCAGTCTTCGGGTGATAGACATGATAGTCAGGTTCGATGTCGGCCTCTTTCACGAAACCCAGCTTCTGATACATGCCACCCGTGAAGTATCGGTTGTCCGAAAACGACTTCACGCTCTCAGGGTCGTGCTCGGCGACGAATGCTGAGAACAGTCGCGAAGCCCCACCCGACACGGGCAGTCGCGTGGCATAACGCGACAACGTCCAGACCCGCTCCGAGTTTGCCCCGCGGTCGTTGTTGCCGAAGGCGAAGCGCATGCAAGCCACGAGCTTGCCGTTGTAGCGCAGACCGTAGTTGATGCCCCACCCAGCGCCGCCCTGCGGATGGTATGTCTCGAAGAACGCCAAAGCCTCTATGATGGGCACGATCTCGACATCGCACTTGCGCGCCATCAGGCGGCCGCGCATCTTGCCCATCGCGTTGCGGATCAGCCGTTTGATGGCACCCTGCCGCTTGAGCCACTCGCTCTCGTAGACCGTCATCAAGCGGATGCCAGCCCGCTCACACATCTGCTGTTTGTGGATGTGGCGCAGGCGATACTCAGGCTCTTCTTCGACTGATCGAGACGCATGCCAATACTCGCCGCAATATTCGATCGCGAGCGCCGACGACGGCACATAGATGTCCAGCTCTTTCGGCGGGATGATGCGGCGATTGCGTTGCTCAATCTCCGCAAGGCTCGCCATGAATTTGGCCAACGATGCCTCGCCCTTGGAGCGGTGATGTGAACACTCTGGGCACCCATTGGCTCGCTGAACGTGATGATCTGGCGCCTGCTCGAAGGGACCGTGATCTGGGCAGACGATTATCAGCTTGGCCTTCTGCCCCGTGTAAACGGCGCGACTGTAGTCGTATGTGTCGCCGTGGACAGCGCGCGCTTCCTTGATGAACTTGGCCGAGAACTTGGCGATCTTCGCATCCGCCGTCTTGCGCGCCGACTTGACCGGATCTCGGCGGTGCCCGCGCTTGATGTTCGCGCAAGATGGGCACCCCTTGCCGCTGTGGATGTGCCCGTTCGGCATGATACTGAAATCCCCATGCACTGGGCACGTCACTGTGAACTTGGTTGTGCTGTTGACGTAGACCGTGCGCTCGTAAGTGTAGAAGCCTGCGTGCCGCTCCTTCGCCGCCTCTATCGCCTCATGCTGCGGCAGCCTACGCTTTGCGCGCCGTATCAGATCGCCGCAAGCGGGGCAGCCAGACCCATTCCTGCGGAACTGCGCGGGGTATTGGCTGAAGGCGCCGTGCTCTCGACACACGACCCCGGTCATGCGCTCAAGCGCGCCGTGGTAGACCGCTTGGCTGAAGTCATACCGGGCCAGTACTTCCGCCGGAAACTTGGCCATCACGTCTTGCAGATTCGATTTCATGTCTCTCCCCTTGTGACTGAATTTGTATAATACATATTCAGACATGAAGGGGAAGAGCCAAAGAAAAGCCCCCGGCGCTTTACACGCCGAGGGCCAATTTATCAAGACTTTCAGTGCGTTGGTCAGACGCCCGGGGTTCCGAAAACGCCACGGGGGTCCGTCCACCCGAAAACGTAACGCTCCGTTGCCTTGTAACGCATCGAGTCAGTCTCGAAGTCGCCCTCCATGCTCTTCTCGAGCGGACGACGCATCAGCAGCTTCAGCCCCTCGGGGGCGTCCGTCTGGATCCACCAAGCCGTGGTGGAGGTGATACGCGAGAGGTTCGCCTGCCCTTCGGACAGGAGGCCCATCGACTTCACCGGGTTGATGTCGTTGTCCGCCGTGCCGGTGCGCAGGACCGACTTGAGCAGCACTTCCGCTTGGAAGACGTTGGACGGACCCGTCACGATCTTCTTCGGCGTCAGCCGGATGCGCTTGCCGTTGTTGTCGACGGCGTTGCGGATCTGGATGAGGAGCTGCTCGAGCGACGTCTGCGACAGCGCCGCCGGGGTCGTCAGCAGGTTGCTGAACGTCCCGTTCACGATGGGATGGTTGTTGGCCACGAGGGCCACACCATCGCCGCCGGGATAGGAGGCGTTGAAGGCACGGTTGAGGATGTTCGCGCCCAGCGTCTCTTTCGTCTCGATGAGCGACTGCGCGAGGTGCTTCGCGTAGGTCTGACCGATCCGAATGTGATCGCCGTCCTCGACGAGGACTTTGGTGAGGCTGAACGCCAGACCGTAGACCTTGTAGAGGTAACGCTGCAGGAAGAGCACGCCGCCGGACTGGTAGGTCACGGCCATGCCGTCGGGCAGTTCAGGCGCCGCGCCGAACCCGTAGAGCACAGGCTCTTCGTGGTAGTTGCGCGGGATGCCCTTCTGCTCGCGGAACACCATGTTCCACTCGTCAGCGCGCTGCTGATAGACACCATCGAACACTTCGTTCAGGATGGGCTCGACTACTGACCGAAAGTCAGTACTCCGCATTGGTGTAGCCATAGCTCAAGCCCTCCTTAGACCGAGTTGACGGCGGCCTTGTAGTGGTGCTCGTTGATGCGAACAGTCACCACGACATAGGCGTCGGTCAGTGAATCGTTGATGTTGTAGGCGAAGCCGGTGATCTGGAACTGGCCCGAGGTCGCTTGAATGACCGTGAGCTGAGTGTTCGAGAGGCCGGTTTGGGTCGAGCCACCCGGGGACGCCACAGTCCAGTCGCACTCCTCGCCGACCGCCGTCTGCACGGTGGTGACGCCCGGGGTTCCCGGGTTCGTGTACTGGACGTCGAAGAGCGTCTCGGGGTCGTCGTAGACCCACGCGACGATCTCAGTCCCCGTCGCGCCCGAAGGCCAGAAGGGGCTGACGACCGGACGGCCGCTCGCGTCGTTGTACTGGCAACCGGCGAAGATACCGAGCAGCGAGATGCCGTCGGTCGTGCCGCCACGAGTTCCGTCCGAAGTGCCGAGTTGGATGACCCCGTTGTCCGTGAGTTTCACGGGGTCACCCGAGAAGATGTTAGCCGCGTAGGTGCTCGCGATCGTGTAGGCCTTCGGCCGCATCTGACCACTGTTGTGGTAGCTCGGCCGGAAGCCAAAGGGGGCGCTTGTCGAGGACATAGCTGCTCCTATGGATCAGGGTTCTCATCATGAGAGGTCGAACATCGCCTCCCGGTGAATCCCCATCTCCAGATTGCCCTCACCAATTTGCAGCTTCGACTTCGACGCCCGAGCCTGCTGTTCAAGGAACTCGGCCGTGTCGGTCAGCTTCTCCTCCTCGCGCAGGGGAGCCAGATGGTGCGCCTCGAGCATGTACTTCTCGTACAGAGAAATCGGCAGCTTGAACGCGAGCATCTCGTTCACCCCGATGAACCCCGCCCAGTCGCCGGTCTTCAGCGTGGCGTATTCCCAGCCGGGAATGTCTTCCGGCTTCACAGGCTCATAGCCGAGTCGCATCCGCATGTGGATGGAGTCGCGCGGGTTGGTGGTCGTCAGCCAGCACATGTGCCAGCCGGGAATCTTGGGCAAGTCCGGTAGAGAGGACTGGAAAAACTGCTGACGGAACATTTCAACCCGCTCATCATCGGAGAGCTCGCGGCTCTGCGTCACGGCGCGATCCTGCATCGCGCGGCGGCCACGGCCCTCTCCTGCGGATTTCACTAGACGTTCGTCGTGCATTTCTCGCTCCTTTCAGCGATTGGCGGCATTAGACCGCATTTTATCGTCAAAAACAAGACACACTTATGATCTGTTTTGCCGGTCGTATTCCGCGTACCGCTTGACGTATTTCGCGCGCAGAACGGGGTCATCCCAGACGCCGGCCTCGATCAGCGCCTGCTTCCGCTCGGGGCTGATGTAGACCTCCTTCCGGGTCGATGTGGGCGCATGCTCCTTGCCGGATCCGACCGCCGGCCCGCCACGCGGCGCCCGCGGCTCCCTCGCCTCCTTCACCTGACCGAACCGCTCAGGCAGACGACGCGCCGCCCGCTTGCGAAGCTCGGACCAGTAGTCGGGAGAGGTCGGGTCGAAGCCCTCGCCCATCAACGTCTGGTCGATGGCGATGACGATCTTCGAGTCCTCGTTGCGGCCCTGCAGGTCGTACCACGGGTTCTCCCGCATGAACTCCTGCGCATGCTGCAACGTGCGATCGTCGATCTTCGGCGCAGCCTGCGGTGCCTGTGCAGACTGCTTCTTCGCTTGCAGTTGCTGGATCCGGGCCAGCGCCTGATCGCGATACCGCATCGCCTGCGTGACGTCGTCACCATTGCCGGCAGCCACCGCCTTTGCGATGACCTTCTCGGCCATCTCGGCTTCCTTCGCCGCCTGCGCCATCTGCTGGTCCAGAGCGTTCAGGTCACCCTGAAATGCACGCTGCTCTTGCGCCGTCAGCCGACGCTCAAGGTCGTCGTTCCGCTTGCGCAGGAAATCCATCTCGAGCTTGTCGCGCTTGATCGCCTCGTCGCGCCGTTGTTTGCGCTCAAGCTTCTCCTTGCGCCTCCGCTCGCGGATCGCCTCTCGCTCGTCTTCCGAGTCATCGTCGTCGGACTGGGCGACACGCTCGTCATCCTCGTCCTCGTCCTCCTCGGGCTCGGGCGGCTCCTCGACGACCACCAGATCGTCTTCGGCCTCGTCGTCTTCTTTCAGAACGTCAGCCATTGCTCATCTCCTTTCAGATGAATGCCTTGATCGCCAGCGGGTCGCCGGTGACCTGCCCGATGATGTCGAGATCGTTGAAGATCACGAACATCGCCGACTCGTTGTTGCCGTCCTTCATGCCCAGCGGGACTTCCCACCGATCGCCGCCGTACTTCGGCACGCGCACGAAGTCCCCGGGCTTGCACCACGAGCCTTCCGGCCATGACTGCATCGTGTCCCGGTTCTTGAAAGCCAGCGGCCCCACGCTGACCACCCGGGCCACCTGCGTGTTCCACTTCTCGGTGTCCCGCGACTCGGAGTGCAGGATCAGTCCCCCTGCCGTCTTCGTCTTGGGTGTGCGGATCTGCACCAGAACGCGGCTGCCGAAGGGCTGCACACCGGCATCTGCAGCCGGGAAAGCCTCCGCGATAGCGTCCTCAAAGGTCGTTGCCACGCTTCGTCTCCTCTTCCAGAAGGTTCAAGAGTACCGTGATCGCGGCCTCATAGCCCGCGAACATGCCAACGCGATGCCCGTACTCGAAGGCATCGCGCGTCTGAGGCCGCCGCAAGGCGTCGAGGGCGAACTTGCCCTGCTCTTCCTTGAGGCGGCCAAGCAGCCGTGATTCGAAACTCATGCAGGGGTCTTGGACGTCGGCCCCTTGGTCGACGGCAGGGTCTTGCCGTCAACTGCCTCGCCAGCCGCCATGCGCTTGTGCTGCGGCACCTCGGCAGTGTTCATCGGAACGGTCTTCCCGTTCGACATGTGCTCGCTCATCGCTCAGATCCTCTCAAGGGTTGGGGTTGATGCCTGTGCCGGTGGTCACAGAAACGCGCTCGCCCGACGCAATCTCTGCGGCGGCGAGCAACTTCGCGGTGTCGTTGTCCGAGGTGTTCATGCGCTCGCGGACGGTGTTCGTCTCCGCGGTGCGCTGGCTCTCGGCCATCTGACGCATCTGTTCCATCTGCACCTTGAGAGCACGATCCTGCTCCTGAGCTTGCAGCTTCGCCATGTCGACCTGCTGCTGCCCCTGCAGGCGCGCCTGCTCCATCTGCAGCCTTGCCTGATCGACCTGCATGCGGGCCTGCATCTCCTGCCCCTTGATCTGGGCATTGAGCTGCGCCACCTGCATCGAGCTGTCGGGCGGCATCGGCGGCTGCGGCTTGAACTGCTCGGCGAACTGGCTGAACTGCATCAACTCCTGCGAGAACCCTCCCAGCTGCCGCTCGATCAGTTGCTGCACCTGCAGGATCATCGCCACCTGCTGCTCGGGCTCGTCCTTGATCACGTCCTCGCGCTGCGCCCTGTCGACCGCATCGTGAGCCTCGACGAGGTAGTAGTTCAGCAGGTGATCCTTGAGGTGAACCGCCATCATGTAGGCGGCCGACTCCATGATCATCTTGTTGCCGCCGAAGACAGGCGACTTCAGGAACGCCATGTGCGTCATGATGTGGGCGACATGGTCCTGACGCGGCAGCACATAGAGCGGGCGCCCCATCGCCGCCGCCACGTTCTCGGACACGGGATCCATGTCCTCGCTCGCAGGCATCGGCTGCAACACCTCGTTGGCCGGCACCTTCAGCGTCCGCAGGAACAGCTCCTCGACTTTCCTGAAGTCGTAGAGCTGCGGCATCATCGCCGACCGCTGCATGATCGCCTGCACCTGCGCAAAACGCTGCGTCTCGCTGAAGATGGCAGGATCGCTCACCGGCACGACATCCATCGGCCCGTCGAAGTCGCTCGGGTCGATCTCAAGGCCAGCGTCGTGCGCCTCAATGTCCTCCTCGGTCAGGTAGGCGCTGTTCAGCCGGTGCAGGATCGAGAAGCACTTCTCCATCGCTGCGTGCAGGCGCGAGTGGATGCTCGAGAACACCACCATGCCCTGCTCGATCAGCGCCATCGTGGTGCCGACGGGCTGGTTCGGGTTCTGGTCCGACAGCTTCTCGAAACTCGTCTGCACGACACCCTTGCCGGCATCGACGAGGAAGCCGAGCAACTGGAACAGCACCGGGCTGGGGCCGTTGAACGGCAGCGGCATAGCCAGCTTGCGCACGTCGTCCACCAGCGCGCCGCCCTCCAGCTCGACGACCTCGGTCGGCTGCACGTTGATCGTCTGCCCGTTCGGGCCGCCCTTGAGCTTGAGCAGCGTCGGCACGTTCTGGATGTGGGCACTGTCGAGCAGCGCACGCAGCGCGCCCGTGGCGGCACCGCTCAAGCCACCGATCATGTGCGTCAGGCCGATCGGGTAAGCCCCGCGCCACGGCACGAAGGGGAACTCGACGATCCAGTCGAGCTCGCACTTCATCGGGTCGTCGGGCTCCCAGTTGCGGTAGAGCGCGAGCGGCAACTCGGTCGTCTTGTCGATCGAGATGATGTAGGGCTCGAGGTCGTCGCCGAAGTCGAGGTAGGTGTAGACCTCGTAGATCGTGCGCAGGCCGTCCTCGTTGTAGCTCGACTCCTTGCGCCCCTCGATCTTGTCGTTGGCGATCGACGACTTGCTCCAGTCGATCTCTCCCGCGTAGCCAAGGTCGACGTCGATGTACATGCCCGAGCGGACTCGGCGCTGGTACTCCATCTTCGTGATGTACTGCACATGCGTCTTGCGCTCGGCCGAGTAGAAGTTCGTGGCGGCGAACGGCAGGTAGACGTCGTCGATCGGCACGAACTCCGAGCACGGGCGGCGCTTCTGCGTGTTCCACATGAACTTCATGTACTGGCCGCCGCCGAGCGGCAGCTGCGTGCTGAGTTGCTCCAGCTCGCTGCGGAACTCGGTCATCTGGCGCGTCGTCTGCCAGTTCATGAACTCGGTCTTGCGCTGGGCCTTCTGGACCTTCTGCTTGTCCTGCTCGCCGTAGATCTTGCTCTTGACGGGCCCGGTCGGCGGGAAGACCTCCTTCATGAAGCGCGCGCTGAAATCGACGCACGCCTCGACCAGCATCGGGTGGACGACCTTGTTTGCCCCCGTGAACTGGGCGCCGCCCGGGGCGTCGTCCCCGAGCCCCGTGCG